TTCCCATCTGATACGACAACTCAATGTAATTCAAAGAACCATAATAATCGGGTTTTGAATAATACATTGAACCTGCACACATCGAATGCTCATAAATTACTTGACGTGGATATTCTTTCGCACACGATGGATCAAACAGGGGAATAAAATATGGTTTTCCTTTTTTACTTCTTGTATTATTCCAATCGTATGAATACCAAATACCAGTTACTTCTTCACATTCTTTATCGTAAGCTAATCTGCAATTCTCGAAAGGCAAGTGATTGATTTGCGCAACGCGTGTTCCATCTAATGACCAAATAACTTCTGCAACAAATTGACCTTGCAGTTTTAAATCAAATGCAATTCCATTTAACGCATTATCAAGAATCGTTTCTGTTCCTTTACCTGCAATCATAAACGCAATCGAATTCACCAACGCATTGTGAATAGGTGAATTTTGATACAGATTAATCAAATATTGCGGATATAAATTATTGTCGCCATAATCAATCCAACCTGCGCGATTCTCTTTTTCAATTGCTTCGGTTGGTTGGTATTTCGCGAAATTAAATTGTTGTATGTTAGTCATTAAGTACCTGTATATATTACGTCAACTGGAATAGTTGGCGTTGAAACGTCATAATAATTCACGCTTTCAGTAAGTTCGAAAATTCCTTTCTCAACTAATCCAACAACACTTGCATCTGTTGGGTCTATATTGCTTGAAGAATTTTGACCATACACTTCGTATCTGTAACGCCCTGCATCAATAAGTGTTGCAGTTGTTAATTCAATTGTGGTGATTCTTTCGTTCTCGCTTATCACATCAATTACTTGACCTAATGATTCACCAGTCATTTCATAAGTCAATACCAACAAATAATGCGTGAATGCAGTTGTGTAATAACTACGACCTTCGTTCAACGTTAAATGCGTTGTTTGGTTTGCAGTATTTGTAAGCAAGTAAATCATTTTTCCTTGTAAAGTAAAGTTAACAAATGGTGGTTGTGTGACCACCAAATGTTAACATAAATTATAATTGTTTATTAATCAAGAATTGAAGCAGGTGCACCGCTCAATTTGTATGCGCGTTTTGGTGCTTCGTGAGTAAATGCTAATGTGTAACCATTCATATCACCCAACGCAGTACCAGTTGCAGATGTTGATGTTGAAAGGTCTGCACCATTCTCATAACCAACAGCCCACCAATTATCGTTTGCATCTAAAACGAAAACAATCACACGTGCTTTTGCAACGGTTTGTAATTCTAATCTTTTCGCGCTTGATAATTTATGAAGCATCACATTCACCGTTTGCGTGTAGAACACCGTTCCATTATCACGATTGAAGTTAATGGTTTCTTCAAGCGACGCAGTTTGTGTTGGTAATTCATAAGTAAACAAATCACTACTTGCTGGACCAACAATTGTAGTTACGATTTCATTCGCATCAAGTGTAAATGAACTCACTAATGTTTGGTCAACAAGAATAATTTGCTTCACTCCACCAACCCCATCTTTGCAGTCGAGAGTAAATCCTATAGATAATTCGCAAGGAGGCATATTTTTAAGGTATTATTTGCACAAAAGTGATGCATCGTTTTTTGATGCACCACAATTGTACAAGGGTTATTTAATTAATTAGGCAGTGTACTGATAGAATGCGATTTCGTTTCCGAATCCATACTGAACACCTGCGAAAAACTTCGCTCCGAAACGCACGTTATCAGACAAGTCTTTATCGTACATATCCAACAAAGCAACTTCGTTCCAATCAGAAAGAAGGTTAGTACCGAACCACAAGTTTGACGCTTGCGCCATTACCATTGTGTCGTTAGACATGCCGGGACATTCAACGATTTCGTATTGACCTAACCAAGTCATTACAACAGTTTCACCTTGATACAAATAAGAACCATTTCCTAATCCAAGAATCGCATAACGGAAAGATTCTGCAACATTTGATGAAACGTAGATACGTGGCTTTTCAGTTGAACGTCTAACTTTCAATGGACAAGTGTCTACAAGTCTTTTGATTTCATCGATAACATTTGTTTCATCAATTGCAACTGGTGAAGAAACATCAAGAACAGAAGCATCTGCCAAGAACAATGTTTCGAATCCATCGTATTCACCAGCGTTTGCGTTAACACCGCTCCAAATAAGAACTTCGTTACGAGCTGCAATTCCTGCCATCATATTAGCAATGATTGCATCAGCAAGTGAAGCGTGAAGTTGTCCGTTTTGCTCTGATTTTGCTTCCCAATCTGCAAGGAAATCCTTCTTGCAAAGTTGTCTGTGCACTTGGAATTTTTCAAGTGTTAAAACTCTTTCAGTTAATGTAACGGTACCAGTTGGTGTGAAATCACAAGTCGCGTTTGCGAAAGTGATGTTGTCAACTAATTTGCGAACTACTTGCTTATACTCAACGTTTTCTTTAACGGTGATGTACTGCAAAGTTTCGTTAGACAAGAACGCCGAACGAATGTAACCTGCTGCTTCTTTACCAGCATAGGTTGATGTAAGTGAAGTGGTTGTAGCCATTTTTTATTTTTCTTTTTTTTATTTGTTTTTATTTAGGTTGTAAGCGAAGCGTTCTTCATACGTCATTTGCTTAAATGATTTTGAAGGTGCTTCTTTAACTGCTTTTTTGAATTCAGTTTTTACTGATTCAACTGCTGGTTGTGCAGATAGCTTTGTTACTTGCGCTGACAAGTTTTCTTTTTCTGCTTTTAGTGTAGCAATTTCTTTTTCAAGATTTGCAACAACATTTAGGATTGCTTCGAATTCAGCATTCATTTCAGTTGATTGCTCAACAACTTCTGTTGCTTCTGCTTCAACTTCAACTTCAACTTTCGGTTCTTCTTCCATCGGTTTGATTTCAGCAATCATTCCTTCGGTAACAACAATCATTGATCCATCAGCAAGTTTATATTCGCCATCAACTAAAGGTGCATCGTTACCTTCTGCATCTTTAACAAGAACACGAACACCAACCGCCCACGCATCACTATCGGTGTAAATAGAAGAACCATCTTCAAGAATCCCTTCAGTCATTTGCTTTACTTCAACAACTTCTTCTGATACAGATAAGTTGATGTTGTATTTTGCAAACAACTCTTGTACTTTTTCTTTTAGGTTCATAATGTGTTTATATATTAATTCAATAAGTAAATAGAACATCACGTAGTTTTGTTTCATAATTCAGATGATTGTTCTGTGTTATTGTTTTTTGTTTGATAAAAAGAAGGTGCTAAACGTAGCACCTTTTTTTTAGTCGAAGTATGAATTCAATCGTTTGAACAACTCAATTTCTTCTTCATTCAAACCATACTTTTTTATTGCAATTTTTGTTTCTTCATTGCAGATTTTTTGAATTGCGTTGATGAAGTTATTTACATCACCATTATTCAATTCAATACGTAAGAAAGCACCACCTTCAATGTTCATTTGTTCGGGTCAACCTGCAACATTTGTTCAAGTTCAATGATCCATTGTTCTTGTTGCTCTGACATCTTCATTTCTTTTTTTGGTACGAACATACCTTCGATTGAAAACGCTTTTACTTCACCACTTTTTACCTTATTCCACACTTCATCGTTTTCAACCTTCATACCACCGAACCACGTGCCAACTGGTAATGAAAAACCGAACTCTTTTGATTTATCATTTTCACCTTCGATTAACCACGATTCAACAAGCGTTAAACCACCAACTGGTGATTCGTGTTCTAATGTTGCGTTGTGATGCAAGTTCTGCTTGAAGTAATTGTGTGCAATCTTTTCAATTGTTTCTTTTGAATACTTAACATAGTATTCACCTTGCGTTTCATCGTATCGATAAATTAATTGGTCGGGAATTAATAACGCACCATATAACATCTTGCGTTCTTCTGATGCGAGTGTTACATAACGCTTTTCATCAGATAGTGCAACGAAGTCAACACCAATTGCAGGGTCTTCAACAACACTTATTGCGTGAACTCCTAACATACCAGTATCATCTATACCATACTCGATAACTTTTATTTTTTTATTCATCATAACTTTGATTGATTATTTATTAATTGTTGTGCTTCTATTGAATTCGATACTTGACCACTAATCACATATGCTTGAAATGGTGGTTGTTGATTAGGTTGATTTTGCAAGAACGAAAGTGATAATGGTGAAGGTGCACCGCCAACATTTGTACTTCCATTTAAACCACCGCCACCACTTGGTGTTGTTTTACTTTCGAATTTCGTTTGTTGAATTTTAATAACGTTTGCAAGACCTGCTGCAAGTGCTACACCTGCTTCAACGAATTGTGCGCCAGTTGCAAGTTTTGCAGGGTTACCACCTGCCGTTAATGCGTTGTTAACTGCTGTGTAAGTTGCAACAATTGCTTGTGCTAAATTGAATGCTTTCACAACTTCAAATTGTCGCTTCGCATCTTTTTCTGATTTAGTGCCAAACGATTCTGCAAGATTACCCAACGCACCAAATACATCACTTGCCATTTGTAAACGCTTTGCATTTAATTCACGTTGACGTTCTTGTGCGCGGAATGCTTGTTCTGCATCGAGCGAATCTAATGCATCATTCTCAATTTTCTTTATTTCAATTATTTTGTCCGTTGTTTGTAACGCACCTTCGATTCTTTGTATACCTTGCGTTTCATATAACAAATCCAAATTGCGTTCATTCACACGTTCCTCTTCATACGCTTCTTCCATTGCTTTCTTCAATGCATCGGCTTCTTCTTGCAGAATTTCGTCTCTTGTTTTTCTTCGTTGCTCACCACCTTTTTTTATAATATCATTTTTCTTATCTTCATTTTCTTCATTTCCTTGTATGGTAAGTTTTGCTAATGCTTCTTGGTCATTGTAAATATCCTCGCTAATAAAATCAATTTCTTTTTGAATATTCTGCAAATCAGTTACGGTTGTTCCAACCATAGATGCACCCATATCTGTGATGCTCTGAATAAAACCACCTTGCAATCCAAGTAATGAAAGACCTGCTTGATTTGCTTCTGATAATGTAGTTGTGAATCCTTTATTCGCAAGTAATTGTGATTGTTTAGCATAAAGGTCTTCAAGATATTTTAACTTACCACGAACCTTTGCTTCTTGTTGTAACTTTAAAATCAATTGATTTTTTGCATTGATGATATCGTTCGTTGCGTTGATATCATTAATTGCTTCAATACCATTTGCTTTTAACGCTTTGTTCACTTCACCTAATGCTTTCTTTCTATCATCTTCACTTTTCGAATGGTCATTAACCGCACGTACTAATAATTCAATTTGTGCAGTTTGAACTTTAACTGAATCCATTTCTTTCATCACCGCCTCACTACGCATCATTTTATCAATCGATTCTTCTTGCGTTATATTGAAGTTTTTTACTGCTGTTGTTAATTCACTCCAATATGCAATTACACCTGCAATTGTACCTGCTATTAAGAAAATTGGATTTGCAAGTAACGCTTTACCCATATCACCAATTCCTTTAATCAAACCACCTAATTCTTCTTTAATGGTTTTAAAATTTAGTTGTCCAAGTGCATTGCCAAAACCACTTAACGCAACACCTGCACCTTTTAAATCTAATGACATTAATCTGTCACCAAACAATGATGCGTTATTTGCAACACCTTCGAATGCATTACCTGCGTTTGCACTCAACTCACTTGCTAAATCACTTATGTTGTCTTTTAATTCAGATGCACGTTGTGATGCTTTTTTGAATTCTTCGCTTGATTGATCCATTTCAAGCATTTGATTCTGCAACGCACGAAGTTCTGCTTTCGCACTTTTAAATCCTTGCGCACTTTGTTCTGATGCTTGTGCAACATCGTTCATATATTGAACGCCATTGCCAGTTATATTGAATTCTTTGGTAGCCATTAATAAATGATTAGATAACTAATAAATATCCAAAACCCTACATTTACACTTATTCGCAAAACTTTTAATGCGTAATACTTGCGCATATCCAACTGGTATTTGCCTTGCGCAATTTGTGATACGAATGATTTTCCTTTAATATCATTCTTGATGAACTCTAAACACGTAGTAACGTTATCTGCTTTTATCATAATTGTTCGATGTTTAAATTAATTACACTTGCAACACTTGCAGTTATGTTAATCAATGAACCTTCAGCAATTGTATTACCCAACGTGTACGCAACTGCATCATCTGTTATTGTAATTGTTGGCGCACCAACAACATTATCAATCGTGTTAATTGACATATCATAAGGTGCGTAAACATCAATCGTTTGTACTGCCATCAATTCAATTGTCCACAACACACTTGTATCATTTTCATTGTTGATGTACCAGTTGCTTCCATCACTCACCAACGTCACCGCGCTATTCGTTGTGTTCATTACATACGTCAACACATCGTCAATTTTTTGCATTCCATAAGGTTGCAATGTCACACCATAAGTTGAATCGATGTTCTTGAATGTAATTGATTGGCCTTTGTACTGCGTTGCGTTTGGTACATACAACGTAATATCCGCAACCATATCTTGTGTTAAAATGTAATTATCATTTCTTGTTACCGCATAATCAGTTGAAACGATTTTAATTGGTCTTTCGATTGGTGTTGTGAACTTCACATTATCACCGAAAAACTTTGGTGCTAACACATTCGTTTTTGCTTGCAATAAGTTCTTCGTTCCACTCGATGGAATTGAATAACACTTGTCATTTACTGAATTCCAAAAATAACCATAACGTCTACAACAATCTTCGGTTGCTTCCGCAGGGTCACCGTTTGAATCTTCCCAATTCAATGTCTTATCACGATTCGCACTTACTGGTGTTGCATCACAAGAATTATCAATATCTAACACACGAATCAATTTCACTTTCGTAACATCCATTTCACCAAGTACATAACCTTCAATATCCAACACGCGCCACCACGAATCAATGATCCATATTTTATCAGCAAATGAAAATGTAAAAATATCTTCAAGTGTGAGAGCAAAATAACCTTCCATTATACGTGCTTGTCCATCGTAGATTTCACGATAGTAATTACGCCAAAAACGATTGTACAAATTGTTGTATGGTGATGCTGTGATTGTGTGCAATGGAACTTCGGGCGCAAAGTTCAAATCTAAATCGTTCACACCTGCATTCATCGTTGAATAATTACTCAAGCATTTAACACTTGTTGTTTCAATTGCATCTGTAAATTCATTATACATCTGCACGTTGAAGTTTGCGAAATAGTAAAGTATGCGTGGTTTAGGATTTACGAATTCACCGCTTTCATTTAAGAATTTTGGTACAACAACATCACTACCATCAATGCCATTGCACGGTGTTGATGCAAATGCAAGTTCTATTTTTTCTTCACCAGTTGCAAAATCATTGATGACATCAAAATCATTTTCAGTCACTTCATACCTTCCGAAAATTCTTCCGTTATCTTGATAAATCTTATTACAAAAATCACCATCAGCACTATATGTGAATGTAAATTTCTTCTTTTGTAAATCAGTTGTTGGTGAATAAACAATGTCTTTATTTAAATCCAATTTCTTTGACCAATCCAACGTGTTACCACTTGCGATGTATTCGTTCATTGGTTCGATTCGTAACGTATTTGGTAATGTCTTATCGGGTACGAAAACAAGATTGAACATTTGCTGAATACTTTTTATGAAATCAATTTGCTTCATTTCGGGCGCGTTAAATTCCATAAACACATTCACGTTACCATACAATTCAGATGTTACACTTTGCAGTTCGATACCTGTACCGGTGTAATCGTTTGATCCATTACCAATCAAATCTAAATCCAACGAAGGTTCTGCACCATTACCAATTGCATTGAGCGACATAAAACCAACACGAACCTTTAATGTATCACCAGTATTCAAGTGTAACGTTCGAAGAAAATCAACATTGATATTTGTTGATGTTGGTGTGCCGTATTGATAAATAACTTGATAAGGTAACAACGTGTAATTCACGCTATCATTAATATAAAATACAACTGCAAAAGTTGTTGTACTTAAATCTGTATTCGTGTTATTACGTGTTGCACTTCCGTGTAACCAAAAACGAAAAGTAAAGTTACCAGTTGTTGGTGCAGTAAATATGCCACCACTCCAACTATTCGATGCATCTTCGTATTCCGTTAGTTGTGGGTACAAATCATATTCACCATCTGTTGAAGTCAATGTGATGTTATTGATGTTACTTGCTAATGCTAAATTTGATGCAAATAAACCAGTTGTATTATCACCGTTCAAGTATTGCGAATTCACGAATGGTACATAGACATTAGTTAAAATGCTATCTAAATAATCACTCTCGTAACTAATACCTGCATCAAGCATAATTTGGTCAAACAAATACTTTGCTTTTACCGATGGTGTTAAATGACCAACGTATAAAGGTGCACCGCCATACTGCGCATCATTTTCGTTGTAATAAATCGGTTGTCCTTCTGGATTACTTGCAGTCAAATTAAACTTATCGCATAACGTAAGAATTACATCATCATTCATACCGCTCACGTTCTCATACAACAACTGGTAATCTAAATCACCATTAGCTATTGTACGAATATCACGTAGCATTTTTTCATTTAATGCACGTGCAAGATTTGGAACTTCACCGAAAAATACAATTTCAAATTCAAACAATTTGCCTTGCGACCAATACACGCGCTTAACTTGTATGTGACCACTTGCAACTGGTATTGTGTTGCTCGTTAACGTTGCTTCAGTTTTAATTCGATAGTCAAACCACCCATCGAAATTGACGTTATAAATAGCACCGAAAAAATCAACATTTGTTTTACTTGCAGGTATGCGAAACTCACGCGAGTAATTACCAACTGCGCTAAAATCTGTGATATCTGTGAACTTAAAATTCAGATGCAGTTTTTCATTCTCGTACAAATCCAAAGTTGCATACGTGCCATCACCATTATTAACCGATAAAATAACTTCGTTTATCATAGACCTACTCCTTGACTATATTTTAAATTCAATGTGACGTTAAACAACTTGCTATACTTTTCGTTCTTAATTGTAAATTGCGAATCAGCAATTAATACTGGTGTTTGCGAACCATCATCACTAACAATGAACACATCATTTGAACGCAACAAAGTCTGCAAGAATTCAAATTCGCCAACGCTCAACCAGTCACTATTAATCACAAGACCTTTCGTTGTGTTTACATATCTATCTGTTACACCCCTGTCGTATGTGTTGAATGTAAATGGATATGCATTATAATCACCAATAACTTTTTGATATTGCTTGCGTTCGTAATTGTAACTTAATTCACTGCGCTTTGTGAAGTTGAAATAATCAACACCACCACACGTGTTTGTCCACATTAATCGCACGTTATCAAATAAGCAATCATCATCAACGCGATAGAACACATATTTTCGTGATGCTTGTGCACCGCCCGAATCACGAGCATATAAACTATACCACTTCCAATTTGTCATTGTTGCCCCATCAGACAACAAATTTGCAGGGTATGCACCAACTGCATTTACTTCATCAGCATTTGTACCAAGTGAATATGCAATCACATCAATCAATGCATTTGTATCATCAAAAATATTAATCGCAATTTCAGTTCCAACCGTTGCAGTTAATTTTGTTGGTATATCACCAACCGAATAAATTAAACCATAATCAGAATCACGCGCTGGAATGTAAACATCTTCAGTTGATAAACCACCAATTGTTGTGTATTCACTCCACACGTGTGTTGATTTCGTGCGCTCACTTAAAAGATATTGCTTGTAACCGCTCAACGCATAACGTTCATTTGGATCGGGTTTGAAACCATCACTCACTTGATATTCTGCGAGAAATAAATATGAACGTTGCGCTAATTGTTGACCTACTGATGTTGGTGTAAACACACCATTAATTAACCAACCTTCTTTAATCATTGGTCGCGATTGAATTACACTTGTTGTTTCTTGAACAATATTCGTTGACGAACTCAAAATGCTGTGATATAATTTCTCTCGAAATATAGGTGCGACATCTAACACACCATACCCATTCGCATTGGGTTGTACGTTAATTGTAAAATCATCGAACTCGAACACGTAACGAAAACCTGCGTTACTGCTATTCGTTGAAGATGCAACGTAGATTAGACGTTGACCAACTGGTGTAAATTGTTCTGGTTGTTCTTCTATTGTAATTGCCATAATTATTGAAATTGTGTGTTTAACGTTGCTTCGAAATCCTTTCCGTAAGCAACAAATAATTTTTCTTCGTATTCTTCCCAAGTGTTATCTAATGCATACTCAAATGCATTCCAACCTTTGATGCCTTTCTTACCTATGCTTCGTGCAATTAAGAATGCAACACTTCGTTTTAACGATTCAGTTTGTTTTTGAATGCGACCATCTTTATCACGTAGCTTAATACCACGTTGGTTTATCCAATCGTAAATAACACTTGATGGTGGTGCTTTTTTATTTGCACCGCGACCATCTTCCATTGATCCAAAATACTTACTTGCTTTGCCTTTCGCGAATACACTCACACCGATATTTGATTTCTTGATTTTTAATCTATATGCAAGTGATTTATTTAACGTGCCAGTGTTAACGCGATTCGTTGTTAGTGAGCGACCTGCACCCGTTGTTGTTTTGCGTTTTAATCTGTAATCACTTTGCATCAATTCAATGAAACGCTTTGCCATCTCATCGACAACAGAAAAGAAGTTCGGCATATTTTCGCGCGTCATTTCATTGCGTTTTTAAATTCTTCAAGTGTAGTGATTACCTGCGTGTTAATTATGCAGGGTAATGTGATTGCATAAACACCTTCGTTCAAATGCAAGTGCACACATTGCTCATCTATAATTTCATAATCGTGAAATACATAAATCTCATTGCGATAAGTTAATTCAATTCCTTTTACTTCTATCGATTCCATCATTAACCTTTATTTATTTGAACTTGTATAAATGAACTTCGTGAACTATCAGATGTCGAACCATTTTGAACTGCAACGATTATGTATTGATTCTGTGTCCAATCGATATTGTTAGCACTAACTGCTGTTGTCACTCCTGTGTTATCATCAGCATTCACGTTTAAGTTACCTGCCATTGTTTCAGTATTCGTTGCAGTTTTCACCGCTAACGTTCTTGTGAATTGAAACATTAATGTAGTAAGTACAGCGGTTGCACTCGTTGCAATCAAAGAACCACCAATTGCATTACTTGTGTTTACATACATTCGTGTAGTAACCGTTCCAAGTACACCCGTTTTTCTGATTCTTGTTTTCACGTAAATAACATCACCAACCGCAATTGTATTTGCAGGTATTAAAATCGATGCAGTTAATGTACTTGTAGTTGTACCAGTTACAGCAGTGCCATCTGTAATTGATTGAATGTTTTGAATAGGTAATGTTTGAAACGTTTTGTCACCGCGAAAATATTGCGATGTTGTACCTGCTGTTATTGTTGGCTCAACTGCTACGTTACCACTTCCCAATAATGATGTACTATTAATCGTTTTTATACTCGTACCACTTACTAACGTTGGTTGAATTCCTGCAGTCGATAAACTTTCATTCTTCCATAAACCACTTGTTGAATCATATTGCAACAAATCATTATTTGCAACTGATGTAATTTGAACACCGTGCAATTCATCAAGTTCGTAACCATTTTGAATAGCTAATACAACGCGACCTAATGTTGGGTGAACACGCGCAACATAACCAATGAACACTGAATGATTTGGTTCTGCTGGTGGTGTATTCGCAACAACTCCACCTGCTGTTGTAGCACTTAACCATAACATATCACCTGCACTAAATGCACTTGTGTCGATATCGTGCAAAGTTCCATTCACCGCAATTTGACCATCTGTATTATTGGCAATATTTGCAATCACCATTCCAATCGTCTTACTTGATGTCGCTTCTGAATTCGCTTGTGCAAGAACTGCATTTGGTCTGTTACCAGTTGCACCACTCAAATAAACGATTTGTCCTTTCGTTAATGTTGACCCCGTTGAATTTCTAACAACGATTTGAATTCGTTCTGCGCTATCAACAACACCATCAACATCTGTATCGTAAACAGATTTGAGCATATCACCACCACCTGCAATTGCTTTTATGTAGAAATCTTTACTCATATCGATGAAGGTGTATCACAAGAACTCCAATAATAAGGCACAACCATATCAAACGTAATTGTCCAACCAGT